ATGAATGCAGATGTCGTCATCGTCGGCGCTGGGCCTGCCGGTATATTCACGGCGCTCGAGATGCTGCGCCGGGGCAGCAAGAAGAAGATAGTGATGGTCGAGAAAGGACGCGCCCTTGAAAAGCGCAGCTGCCCCAAGGCCAAGACCGGCGTCTGCATGAACTGCAAGCCCGTCTGCCATATCACCACGGGCTTTTCCGGCGCGGGCGCGTTCTCGGACGGCAAGCTCTCCCTGGCCTGCGAGGTCGGCGGCGACCTGCCCACGCTCATTGGCGAGCGCCTGGCCCAGGAGACCATCGACTACGCCGACAAGATCTACCTCGAGTTCGGCGCCGACGAGCACATCGAGGGCATCGGCAACGAGGAGAAGGTCCGCCGCATCCGCGCCCGCGCCATCAAGGCCGGACTCAAGCTCGTGGACTGCCCCATCCGCCACATGGGCACCGAGAAGGCGCACGACGTCTACCTCGGCATAGAGCACTACCTCATGGACCACGGCGTCGAGATGTACTTCGACACCGAGTGTCGCGACCTCATCATGGAGGGCGACGTCTGCCGCGGCGTGTACCTCACGGACGGCAAGAAGGACTTTGAGATCCGCGCGAAGCACACCGTAGTCGCCACCGGCCGCCGCGGCGCGGACTGGCTGGAGAAGATTTGCTCCGAGCACGGCGTCGAGCACCAGCCCAGCACCGTCGATATCGGCGTCCGCGTCGAGGTCAGGAACGAGATCATGGAGGAGATAAACGACGTCCTCTATGAGTCAAAGCTCATCGGCTACCCGAAGCCCTTCAAGAACAAGGTCCGCACCTTCTGCCAGAACCCCGGCGGCGTCGTGAGCCAGGAGAACTACGACAACGATCTCGCCGTCGTCAACGGCCACGCCTTCAAGGGCGCCGAGCTCAAGAGCCCGAACACCAACGTCGCCATCCTCTGCTCGCACAACTTCTCCGTGCCCTTCAACCAGCCCATCGCCTACGCGCAGAAGGTCGGCGAGCTGACCAACATGCTGGCCAACGGCCACATCCTTGTCCAGCGCTTCGGCGACATACTCGACGGCAAGCGCACCTGGGAGAAGGAGCTGGCCTACTCCAACGTCCGTCCCACCCTGGTGGACGCCGTCGCGGGCGATATCACCGCCGCCATGCCTTACCGCGCGATGATAAACATCATCAACTTCATCAAGTCCATGGACGAAGTCGTCCCCGGCTTCGCGTCCTACGAGACGCTGCTGTATTCCCCGGAGCTGAAGTTCTACTCCAACAAGGTCAAGATGGACACCAGCTTCAACACCAATGTCCCCGGCCTCCATGCCCTGGGCGACTCCTCCGGCTGGACCCGCGGCCTCATGATGGCCTCCGCCATGGGCGTCCTCATGGGACGCGAGCTCGCGTAAGATAGAATAAAAGGATGGATGTGTCGCAGAAACTCACGTTTCTGCGACACATCCATTTTGTCAGCTGGTGGTCGTGGTGCAGTCGCCGGAGGGGAAGAACTCCTCGACGGGGAAGCGGATCTGGGAGAAGATCTCGCAGGGGTCGTCGTTGCAGCGGCCGCCGGCGCATTCCTTCTCGGGCACGCAGTAATCGTAGGCCGGGATGAGCAGCTGGGTGTCGCGCTCAAGGCGGATGATGGAGAACTGGCCGAGGGTGACGTACAGCCTGCGGCCGGTGTCCGTGGTGACCAGCGCCTCGCCGAAGCGGGCGAGGATGCAGGCCGGAATGTCGTGTCTGTCGTTGTCGCAGCAGACGTTGCAGTTGGCGTCTACGAGCTTGAGGTGCAGCGCTATGGGGTCGACGGCCTCGACGTAGGCGGTGGGCATGCCGTCGTCCACGCAGCTGCAGTCGCACAGGTCGGACGAGAACGTCTTTACCGTGCCCTCGCCGCCGCAGAGCATGACGCGCTTGTCGAAGATGGCGAGTCCCGTGACGGTGTTCCCGCCGGGGAAGGTCTCGCCCGTTATCTTGTAGAAATATGTGACGTCTACGGTGTAATAGCCCTTGTTGAAGGTGATGGCCTCGACGTTCACCTCGGCATACAGCAGCTCCGCGCTCTTGGGCCGGACGCTGAAGGCGTTGTCTATGTAGGTCTGGGACCCGACGGTGGGGTAAACCCGGAGGTCTTCTATGCAGTCTTTGTCATAAGACTGACCGTTTTATAAATATAGCGGTTAAAAATCGCGGAGCTGGAGCTCCAGGGTGAAGTCGCGGGGTTTGGTTTTCTTCTCTTTGGTGTAGGTTACTTCCACGCCGAGTGCTTTTAGGGCACTGTTCTTGTCGGCGGGAGACATGGTGGGGTAGAGCTGGACCAGATTCTCCAATGCGGCGGCGGCTTTGCGCGGGTCGCTGCGGCGGCGCTCATCTATCTGGCGTTCGAGGTCTGCCCGTTCGCTTGCAAGCTCGGCAAGCTCTTTTTCTGCGGCGTCGAGCCTTGAGCGAAACGTAGAGCGGTCATAGGTGCCGTCCTCGAGGAATTCATACAGACGCGGGATGCGGGCCTGTACGCGCTCCTGCTCGCGCTGCGCGGCTGCAAGGGCGGCTTCCAGCGCGTCAACGTTCGGAGCTGCTCCCGAGTCTATGAGAAGTCGGAGCCGGGCAAGCTCGTCATACAGCAGCTCGACCATGCGCTCCTCCACATACTCGAACTTAGCGCCGGCGGTACAGCCCTTTGTGGTGCACAGCAGATACGGCTCGCCGCTGCTGCTGCCCATGCGCTGCATATTGTTCCCGCACTTCGAGCAGCGGATGATGCCGGCAAAGGGGTTTGCGCGCTGGCCGGTGTTGCTGGGCGGTATGTATCGCTGCTTCCTGCGCTCCTGAGCTTCCAGCCAGGTGTCCCATGGGATGATCGCTTCGTGCACGCCGTCCACCATCAGCCACTCGCCCTCCGGGGTGTAAACGACGTGATGCTTGTCTTTGCCGTGAGCTCCGGGGCGATAGTGCTTCACGCGATTCCAGGCGACCTTCCCGGCGAAGGTGGGATTGCGCAGTACGTGCCGCACTGTGTTCCGGTTCCACTCGGCGCCGCGTCGAGGGGTGCTCCCCATGGCGTTGAGTTCCTGCGCTATGGTCTGCGCGCCGATACCGGCGAGGTAACGCTCGTAGATATAGCGCACGAAACGCGCCTCCTCGGGGATGACCTCCAGCGAAGGCAGCTTGCCGATGCGGCAGCGGCGGTAGCCGTAGGGCGCGTTGGCCGTGTAGCCGCCGGCCTCTATGGTCTGCATCAGACCGCGGCGCATGCGCTTGCGGATGGCGCGCCACTCGGCCCGGGCGAAGAAGGCCTTGAACTCCGTCATCTCGATATCGACGTCGTTCGTGAGGTCATAGGTTTTCTCAGGCGTGATAATCAGCGTACCGGACTCGCGGAAGGCGTCCAGAATGGTGCCCTGATCGGCCATGCCGCCGCGCCCGAGGCGGTCGATGTCCATGCACAGCACTGCCTCGACCTCGCCAGCGCGGATGCGCTCGAGTAGCTTGAGCATTTCCGGGCGCGCATAGAGCTTTTCACCGGACGCTACTTCCTCATATACTCCGTCCACGGGCAGCCCGAGCCGGTCGGCCAGCTCCTCCAGCGCGGCACGGTGCTTCGCCAGCACCTCCTCCGTGCTCTGCCCCTCCTCCGCGCGGCTCTTGCGGAGATACATGAAATTCGTAGGGATCACCCCCTTGCGTTGTCGTGACTCGTTGTGCTAAAATCAGGCATCAGCCAAATGCCGCCTGTCGCCAGCGGCCTATAAATGTGCGACTTGCTTACGACTGCCCCTTGCTGACCGGGGGCATATAAAAAGGCAGCTTGCGTGCTGAGAGCCGTCGCCCGCCAAGGGCGGCGGTTTTTTATTTCACGTGGTACTACGCCGAACTGTTTGATGATTAGGGTCATACTTTGAGCAAGCATACTCCAAGTTCTTAAAATTGCAACATATCTTGACCAAAAATGGCGTTCTTTTGGTAACGACTCCATAATAAGTTTTGGATGCGTGGTCGAAGACATCGGCTTTGTGCCTATTGATAAACGAAACCTGACGACGCAGAAGTTCGGCATATTTCAAGTCTGGCTCGTCATCAATGTTAAAGTATATTATAGCTTCTTCCGGGACTGGAATCATGTTGTTGAAGCCGAGTAGTCCAAGATTGCCATTATCAATTCTCATGATATGATGACCAGGCTTAATTTTAGCGTGGCTTGGCTTAGGAGACTCCATTGGCACAAAATATTTATAATTACCTACAAGCAGAACCACGCCCACGTATGGCCTGCTGCGATTTTTGTTATCCTGAACTCTGTGATCGCGGCTTTTCAAATAACGTATGTATTTGTCCGATATCCGATACAGCTTTAATTGTTCCATATTTCCTCCCACAAAAATGAAAAAGAGGCAGGCAAAACACCCACCTCTTTTCAGGTCCCTACTTTCGGCAAGGGATTTCCGCTTTTTTAAGGTCTGACTTGCGGCACAGACTATCCGCTTTTTCCGGTCCCGATTTACGGCTCGGGCTTTCCGCTTGGAGTGACTGACAACACAAGTTGTTATCACAAGGCGGATCTCTCCGCACTTCTATTATACGCATGCGTTTCGGAAAAATGCAACCGCAAGATGTTGGGTGTGTATTTAGTTTTTAACCAAAATGTCTATATGTTGTGTTAAACGCGCTGTTTAACGCTGAGAATTATTACAAAATGGTATCGAAAGTTCAATGAAGGCGAAAGACAGCCAGCCGCCGCCTCGGGAGGGGCGGCTTTTTATTTCATGTAATCTGAGATGTAGATTATCCTGCACTTGCCGGTGCCTGATCTGCGGGGTCCTCTTGCTCACCTTCAAAGGAGGGCACATAGCGACGGACTAAATTATCGAACATTTCCCGGTCCTCCTTCGTGGCTCTATGATAAGCATAAAGGATGGCTTCATCTAAAGCAGATAGATGTGACGTGTCCGGTTCACGCTTCTGATTTTCCCGTTCAATGAGGAAGTCGGGACAGCCCCATAACTCGATAAGTCGGTCTTTACGTTCTTCGGAAGCACGTTCATATTCCTCGCGCATATCTTTTGACCATGCCGGAGTTCTCAGCAATTCGCCCACGGAGGTCTTATATATAGCGCACAGTTTCATAAGTGTGTCACTATCGACGCGGTTTATCCCGCGCTCATAACTGCTTATTGTCTGAAACGATACTCCTAGATTCCTGGCAGCCTCGGCTTGCGTCATTTTCGCGTCAAGGCGTGCTTTTTTGAGCCTCCGCCCTATTTCGGTGACACTCATGCAATCAACTCCTTGGATTGATTATACATGTAGTTGGGCAAAAGTCAACGGGAAATTGAGCTAACGCAAAAAATATAGCTTGACACTCAACGGAACGTAGAGTATATTAGATACAAATTCTATTGTATGTTGAGTTGGGGGCGATTAAATGGAAAAGAGCTACATCGTTAATAGAAATCTTAAGAGAATCATCGAGCAAGAAGGGCGAATGCAAAAAGTTGTTGCAGAGCGAACCGGAATGAGAAAAGACACCCTTTCCAGGATCCTCAACTGCAAGCGCCCTGTGTACGGAGATGAAATACCCACGCTTGCGGGGGCACTGAATGTAAGCATTGACGAGCTGTTTGCTCCGATACAGGCGCAGTAAAAGTTTCCATTATCGCACATTTTTACATAGCGAAAGAGGACATAGCGTAAAAGTTTCCAATATCGCACATTTTCACATAGCGAAGGAGGCAATTGCAATGAATATAGCACGGCTCAGACAAGAGGCGGGGTTAAGGCAAGTTGACTTAGCACGAGCAATGGGAGTAGATCGCTCGACCATTGCCAAATGGGAGAGCGGCTTAAGTGCTCCTAAGAGCGTGGTACTGCCGAGGCTTGCCGATGCGCTGGAGTGTAACATCGAGAAGCTATTCGAACTGCCTGTGGAACAGACGGCGCAGTAAGGAGGTGAGGGCGTGAGCGCACTTGAACTTGTCGGCTTTGACAGGGAGTATCCGAACTCCGAAACACGGGACAGGAGATACATAGAGGCGTATCTGTTCGCACTGGAGGCGTTCACAAGGGACACGCCGCACGCGGAAGAAGCTTACGGCGCCATTGTCTGCCTGTCGGAAATACTTGTGCGCCGCGGACTTTTGCCAGCGGCATATGACCGGGCGCACACGATCCGCTTATCAGAGCCGATGACCGAGGTGGAGCTCATAGAGCTGCTGGAGAACATGAGCGCGACATGAGTTGCATTTGTCACTTCCGTCCATGTTCTCGCAGCCATTCTCTTTGACATCAAGAATTGTGCCGTCATCCGCTGCCAACAGGTATACGGCGAACTTTTCTTCATGTCCGGATTTGGCGCAAGTCCAAGGTTTATCGTACTGGCGAATAGATGCCATATCGTCACCTCCCTTCCGGATGATTTTACCACCGGGCGCGGAGGCGGACAAGAGGAGGTGCAGACGTGGCCGAGTATAATAGAGCGCTCAAAAGTTTAATAAAAGCGCGCTTCGGCAGTGAGTCAGAGATGGCGCGTCAAGTGGGTAGAAGCAGACAATCCATTAGCAAGATGACAAGAAAAGGACGCTCTCCTAAAATATCCGAGCTGAATTGGTGGGCAGAAGTTTTAGGCACCAGCGTGGCAATGGTGGTTGATGCGTTTCAGACGGCACATTAAGGAGGTGAGGGCGTGAGCGGCGAGGCGGCTGAGGGGGCTTATGTCATATGCGGCATGGCCTACATGCTGCTTGTATGTGCACCAGCACTTGCGCTTATGCTGTCGGGCCGGGAAATAGATCTATCAGTCATGGTGTGCAGCAGAAAAGGCATGAGCGCGCTGCAGCTTAGGAGCTTTGAGACTGAACTGGCGTGGGTGTCGGTTTGTGGATTTTGCGCTTACATGCTTATACAAGCGGCACTGCGCATTGCATGGCTGGTCAACCCCGACGGGGTATGGTCCGGCTTCTGGTTGGTGACGGGCGCGACGGTGTTCGCGGCGGCTCTGACGGGCTGTGTTCTGGCGTTCAAAAGGAAAACGCTCGCCGCAGCGGCTACTGCGGTGAGCGCGTGTATCGGCTTATTCTGGGCGTTCCTGATGGTTATCATTGCGCTTCAGCTGAATCACTGAGGATAGAGCGGCTTCGATTTCTTCGCGCGTGCCTTTGCGTAGCGTGGAATACAAAGCATCGAGACAGACAGCTAAATTGCCCGTGGATTCGGCACTGATGGAAGAAACCTGCGCGAGGGCGTCTGTGCGGTACTGCCAGCCCTGTGTGTTTGCAGCACGGGAAACGGAGGCGGCCATCGCAGAAAAACGAGACTCAGCAGCGAGCTCGCGCTCGTGCTCCCATTGCTTTTGCAGGTGTTCAAATTTGAGCTTCAATTCTCTGGTGGCCTTATTCTTTGCGATAACAGCTGTAACAATGGTAGCCAACACGGGCAAGATGATGCCCAAGATATCCAACCACATTTTATCACCTTCCTTCCGGATGATTTTACCACCTGGTATGGACGGAGACAATAGGGGAGGTGAGGGCTTGAGCCGCGAGGCGGCTCAAGGTTAGGTTCCAGTAATCATTCAGGCTGAGGCACACATAGGCTTGAAGGTGGAGGTGAGGGGCTGTGGCGGAGCCTGTATATCCGATAATCACGAAAGAGGACACCGAGGACGGGTACATATTGCGGTACGACTATGGCCCAAAGCAGGGCGTCACGACCTGCATCGTACACCGGCGGCCGACTACCGAGGAGGAACGCTCGCGCATGCGCAGCGGTATCAACAGGATAATACGCCCGTACGGTTACGTGCTGGCGGACTGAGAGGGTCACAAACATGGTTATGTCCGAAAGCGAAATCGTCCGGGAGTACCGGACGGCGAAGAACAAGTCCAAGCAGATCGAGGTGCTGGCGGAGCTGAATGCGGTAAAGGCGGACTGGATAAAGGATATCCTCCTGCGCAATCCGGAGAGCGGATATGTGAAGCCGGGGTCAAAGCCCAAGCAGAAGGCGGCGGCGGAGTCGGAAGCGGTGCGGGAGGTCAAGGCACTGGCGCCGGAAGCGCCGGGCCGGGCGGACAGGGACCGCGGAGGCGCGGCACTGCTGCTCATGGAGCTGGCGGCGATGCTTGAGCGCTGCGAGGATATTGACTGCCTCGAGAAGCTGGAGCTGGCGGCCACGCTGAGCGGCGGCAAGGTAATGATAGTGGATATCCACTAAGGGGACGCGCTCACATGAATAACACAAAAGAAAGGCGGCGGGGAGAGATGAGAAATTGGAGGGGGAAGGCCGTGTTGGCCGGGTACATAGCACTGTGCGTGCTGCTCATCATCCTCACCGCCATCATATCGCTGCGCCTTAGTGCGCAGGAGGCGCAGGCGGCAAGTGAGCTGCCCGCGCCTGTTTACAGCTCCGCCGCCTTGGCGGCGCATCTGGCGGTAGCGCCGGACGTGGCGGCACATGAGCCGCAGATACCTGAACCGCCCGCAGAGCCTGAACCGGAGCCGCGGTATGAGGAAATTACAGCGGAGGAGCGGGAGCTGCTCGCTCGCGTGGTATACGCCGAGGCAAACACGGAGACGCTTGAGGGGCAGATCGCGGTGGCCCAGGTCGTGCTCAACCGCGTGCGCTCCGAGAGCTTCCCGGACACGGTGAGCGAGGTCATATACCAGGAGCGGCAGTTTTCAACTGCGCCCATCCTTGGGAACGTGGTGCCGAATGAGGCCAACTACGAGGCCGTGGACGCGGCGTTTGAGACTGAGGTCGTGCCGTATGAGGTGCTGTACTTCTCCCGCGGCGCTGAGAATGACCGGGTGTGGGGGCAGATCGGCGCGCATGTGTTCTGCTATGGATATGTGTGGTGAGCGGCTAGGCCGCTTGCGAATATGACAACGGAGGAATGGACATGTACATCGTTACTATCAGAGAAAAGGGCAAGGACAAGCCGCTGCTTGAGCGGGAGTGCGAATGTGCACTGGGGGCATTCGGCAGCAAAGCGGCGGTGGAGTGCTGCGCTCATATAAAGAGCGACAGAAGAACTCTGGTCAGGACATATGCCGGTGTCCTCGTAGCGCTCAAGGCGCTGGAAACAGAATTCCCCGGCCTTGTCGATGAGGCTGTTGAGACTGCCAAAAATGCAGAATTAGTGGAAGATCCCGATAAACCGTACGCCTCGCTTTTCTTGCAGCTCTTTGGCAGGTGAGCGGCGTGGACAGGTGGGAGGTGCGGCACGATCTCTATGAGGATGTGGAGGTCGAAGCGGAGGACAGGCTGCGTGCCATAATCGCGGCGGCGAAGGTTTGGGGCGTGCGCTGGCTGCCCATTGCGCATGAGTGCCGGACAAAGAAGCTGGGCCCGGCAAAGGAGGCGGAAGGCTATGGCAAGACAGGAGCGGTTTGAGATACCCTGCCGCGAGTGCGGCAAGCCTCTGATATTCATCCGCACGCGGGCGGGGAAAAACATGCCCTGCGAGGCGGAGCCGGTGCTCTACTGGCCGGACGACGCCGGGCCTCTGCTGTTCTATCAGCGCGACGGCTCATATGAGCGGGGGACGCTGGTCGGACATCCCGCAGTACCGCAGGAGAGCGGCTACGTGCCGCACTGGGGCCGCTGCCCCGGCCGGCGCAGGGACAAGGCGCCGCCGGGAGAACGGAAACGGACTCCACTTGAGCAGCGCATACATGAACAGGTGCTCCGGGAGCGGGCTGAGGCCCAGGCACGGCGGGAACGGGCAGAGGCGCGGGCCGCCGAGCAGGCGGCGCTGCGTGAAGTCGAAGAACGCCAGACAAGATTATTTTGAGGAGTGGACAATAGCATGACTGCGATACAGACCGCGGCGGTGGCGCCGCTGAAGGTATACATAGCTGGCAAAATCACAGGAGACCCCGAGTACAAGCGCAAGTTTCTTTCCGCGCACATGGAGCAGAAGAACGAGGGACACATAGTGCTCAACCCTGCACACCTGCCCGAGGGCATGAAGAGCGCGGACTATATGCGCATATGCCTCGCCATGATCGACAGCGCGGACCTGGTCGCTTTCCTGCCGGGGTGGGAGTCATCCGCCGGGGCGAGGATCGAGCATGAATACTGCCGCTATACAGGCAAGCGGATGAAGATGCTCGGGGAAACGGGCGATGATAACTGAGTACTGTATCGGGTGCATACATCTCGATGAGGACCTTGTCGCCTGCCTGTACTGCCTGAACCGGCGAGTGAGCAGGGCATATACAATGGGCGAACCCAGCGGGGACGGCTGCCGGTGCCGGGAGCTGGGGCCGCGCGGAGATAAGATGCGCAAGCAGATAGCCGATGAGGTCCGCGGCCGGCTGAGATTTGCGGAAGCACTGGAAAAGCGGGCCAAGCTGAACGCACATCGCCTGAAACTCTATAAGGCCGGCTGCACCGATGCCGAAATCGCCGAGCGCTGCGGCACGGGAGTCAGATCGGTACAGCGATGGCGCAGGGTAAACGAGCTGCCCATAAACAGCGCACGGGTCCCGGAATATGACCTGCGCAGGGAACTGTACAAGCAGGGGCTCACGGACAGGCAAATAGCAGACAGGTTGGGAGTGCCGCCTGCCAAGATAAGCAACTGGCGAAATTACAATGGATGGCCGCCAAACAAGGCGGCGAAGGAGAACGGAAATGATAATAAATGAAAAGAGGCTGGCTCGTGCGCTCAAGAGCTCGGGAACTGTGGGCTTACGGCTGCGGGTACTAGGCGGGCGCATGGATCTGCTCGGCCCTGGCTGGGCCGCGAGCTTGCAGCTGGATGCGATGGACGAGCCGCCGAAGATCGTCCTTGCCGCGCTTGTGGAAATGCTCGGCTATGTGCCTGGCTCCGGAGACTGCATGAGCGTTTCGAAAGGGAAGAGCGGATGGAGTGCGCAGGGAATGCAGGACGAGGTTTTCGAGACTGAGTACAGTACATATTTCAATCGCAGCTATGCGGAGCGGCCCTGCGCGCTGCTGCCGCTGCGGCTCGGGGCCCAGCAGCTTGTTCAGACGTTGGACGAAGATATATACGGCATCGGCCCCGGCTGGGCTCTGCGAGAGCGGAACACTGCTTATGTGTCATACCTGCAGACCGGCTGCGTAGCGCTGAACGACAGCGAGTCGGCGCTGGCGGTGAGGCTGAGCCGCCCGGATGAGCCTGGGCCAATATGGACCTGGCTTGAGAGCCGGAACTGGTTTGATACGGAGGACGGGCATGGATGCGGCGGGGCGGAGGCTTAATATCACTCCGGCGAGGATGCTACGCCTGGCTAAGCATTACGGCATTAAGACAGGGCAGAGAGGCGGGCAGCGCTTTGCACGATACCCGAGCGGGGCGTGCCTACTTCAGTTCTCACTCGAGGGGGAGCGGCATTATTTGCACCTCGGCACAGCAGGGGAACGTGTGTTGCTCAGCCACGAGTGGACGGAGCGCGACGAGACACGGCGGATCAAGTCACGTTATGAAGTGATCCCTGTCCCACACGAGCTGCTGCGGGAGCTGGGATTTGTTGAAGGAGGAGCGGACAATGGTGCGCAAATATAAAGGAACGCGCGAGAAATATGAGCAGAAACTGGGAGGGCGGGGTGAATGAGAGAGCTCATAGTCGACAGCTTTGCCGGAGGAGGCGGAGCGTCTACGGGCATTGAGCTCGCGACCGGGCGGCCGGTCGATATCGCTATCAACCACGACCCGGACGCGATACTCATGCACAAGACGAATCACCCGCACACTGAGCACATTCAGGCCAGCGTGTGGGATGTTGACCCCGTGGAGGTCTGCGCCGGCAGGCCGGTGGGCCTGCTGTGGGCGTCCCCGGATTGCAAGCATTTCTCCAAAGCCAAGGGCGGGAAGCCCGTGGACAAGCATATCAGGGGCCTCGCCTGGATCGTCCTGCGCTGGGCGGGAACGGTGCGGCCGCGGGTGATCATCCTGGAGAACGTGGAGGAGTTCCAGACCTGGGGACCGGTGCGTCGTGGACGCCCGGTAAAATCAAAGGCCGGTCAGACATTCACAAAGTGGCTGGGGCAGCTCCGGGACTTGGGGTATGACGTCGAGTGGCGTGAGCTGGTGGCCGCGGACTATGGCGCGCCGACCACGCGCAAGAGGTTTGTCCTCATTGCCCGCTGCGACGGGCGGCCCATCGCGTGGCCGGAGCCTACTCATGCCCCAGCTGACAGCCCGGAGACGAAGGCAGGGCTGAGAAAGCCGTGGAGGAGCGCGGCGGAAATCATCGACTGGTCGCTGCCATGCCCGTCCATCTTTGATACGCGGAAGGAAGTGCGTGATAAGTACGGCCTCACCGCACAGCGACCACTCAGCCCGAACACCATGCGGCGTGTCATCCGCGGCGTGGACAAGTTTGTGATTAGGTTGTCGGCACCGTATGTCGTGCATGCTGCGGAACGGCCTGGGGAACGTGGAGGCTGCCGGCCTTATATCATCCAGTACCACACTGAGCGGCACGAGCATGTCCGGGGGCAGAACGTGACAGAGCCCCTGATGACAATAGACGCCGCCAACCGTTACGGGCTGGCGGCGGCATCGCTGACTGCATATTACGGCGCTGAGAGGCATGGGCAGAACGCGAAGGCCCCTCTGCGTACCGTTACAGCGCGAGACCGCGCAGGCCTGACGCTTGCAAGCCTGGTCAAGATGAGGGGCACAAACCTAGGCGGGGCGGTCTCCGAGCCGGTGCAGACCATCACCGCGGGCGGGGGTCATCATGGCGTGGTCACGACAGAGGTGCGGAAAGCGGAGCCGGGCGCAGAGCTGCACAACTGGCCGAAGATTCGCAGCCTGCTCAATATTCACTGCGGGTACGCGCTGGCGGATGACGAGGTGCTGCTGCTTGAGCTTGGCGGCGCGTGGTATTTCATAGCCGATATCGGCCTGCGCATGCTGATACCGAGGGAGCTGTATCGCGCCAACGGCTTCCCGGATGACTACATAATCGACAGGGACTACACTGGGCGGGAATATCCGAAGTTCAAACAGACCGCCCGCTGCGGCAACGCAGTCCCGCCGCCCTTCGCAGAGGCCCTCGTGCGCGCAAACCTGCCTGAGTGGTGCAGTTAAACTTGTGTAAAGGTTTGGAGAGTGATGAGAATGGCGTTCTGCAAATTTAGAGTGATGGACCGCTGCGCAAAAAGTCAGCAGCCTTGTTTATTCGATGAGGAATGTTTTGAGCCTCAGGATGAGCCCATATCTATGGCGTGCATCAAAATGAGTGGGGAGATCTTGCGCGGACCGGCTGACGACTGCCTGGTGGACGTTGGAGAGTTCGGACTGCTGATGGCCGATATCAAAGAAGAGAGCCTTGTCAACGCGATATATGACGAGATGCAAAGGCGTGGGGTGCGTGAGGCATACATTGTCAGCCCCGATTTCGTCCGAGACGCCATCCGCGAGAAACTGGATAGGGAGAGAGGACGGCATGAAGAAACTGCTGAAAAAGCTCAGGACCACGGCGGAGCGATGGAGGACCAGATGTTTTGAGGCGCTGGGTTTCGTACCGAGCGCGGAACTTTACGCCATGCGTGAGGCTTACAATGATGAACTGCGTGAGCGGCTCATGCTCAAGCGGGATTATGAGAATCTGTATGAGGACTATCGCAAAGCCCTTGAGACGCCTGCACGGCGTTATGGTTATGCGATTACCCCCTGCGTCGCTCGGGCGCAGGTGCGAAAATGCGAAGATTCTCTGCTAATAGAGACTGCGCCGGACGAGTATTTCAAAAAGGGGCTTAGAGAGTCGCTGATGCGGGCGATAGATGAGCAAATCACATATAGCAAACAGGAGACGCGAGACGCCGTTATCTGGCAGGCAAGGCTGAATGTGGCTGTGAAGGAGGGATAGTAATGAGCAGGCTGGACGAGATGATCCCTGAAAACGAGGATAAGCTGGCGTGGCTTCTTGGCGTGCCGAGGGGCGCTTGCTTCAAATACCACGACAAAGTGTACAAGGCTGACGATATCATATTGCAAGCGATGTGGACTGCGGACGGGGAGTTTTATTTTGAAGAAATAGAGCAGAGAGCGGCTTTCGATATCATACAGCACAGCAATGAAATTGAAACGCCTTTGCTGTGGGACGCTGCGGATGCGAAGCATGCAAAGAGCCTTATCGACATTTTTAGTCGTGATCATTGTTTGTACCGCGCAAAAGGAGCGGTCTACATTTGCCAACCATATGGCGACGTTTGCGCGGTTATCTGGTCGGATGAATTATTTTCAAAACTGCCTTTAGGCGAGTGGTGCAAAATATGTCTCAATGGGATAAAAGAATGTTACGAAGTGCCTTGCTTACATGACAGCGCTGAATTAAATCAACAAGCTTGAGGATGCGTTCTGACCAAAGGGCCCGCGCGGCGGGCCCTTTTGTGAGAGCATATACTTTATTTTAATACGCGCGCGCACGCGCGTTATCAAAGGTTCGTAAAGGCCTAAGTTTACGGACGCGGGGGAAATATATGGGCTCAAGCGGGTACTGGGAGATCCGCACATATGAGTGCGGGGCTCTCGGGGAGAAAACGAAATACTGGGTCCCCGGTGAGCCTCCGGCCAGGGGGCGGAAGCTCGGGCGCAGTTCGGAGCGGAAGCAGCGGCAGAACGAGAACGATGCGGTGCGCAGGCTCAATCGGGAAATACACGCGAACTTCTCAGCCGGAGACCTGTTCCTCGGATTGGACTATGGGCCGAAGAAATACTCCGAGCTCCTCCGCCGCGCGGAAGCCAGGCAGGAGGCAGACCGAGCCGCCGGGATGGAGCCGGGAATGCTCGAGGACTATCTCCGCAAGGAGGCTAACCGCGAGCTGGACAATTTCATCCGCCGGGTCAAGCGCCGTCTTCCTCCGGGGGCGGAGCTCAAATACATAGCCGTGACCTCCGATATGGACGGGGAGACGGGCGAGGCGGTCCGCATACATCACCACATCTTAGCCAACCGGGCAGCGTGGCAGGCCTGCGTGGAAGCCTGGCCGCACGGGGGCGCCTACGCCAAAGCGCTCAGCGCGCAAAAGGACTACACGCCGTTGGCGGAGTATCTGCTGAACCAGGTTCGCCGCCTGCCCGACGAGAAGAAGTACAAGCCCTCCCGCAACCTTGTGAGGCCTCAGCCGAAGTGCCGCGTCGTATGGAGCGGGGCGGAGCTGCGCGTGCCAAAGGGCTGCGAGCTGCTGTACCGCACGGCCTACTCGGGCAAAAGAGCGGGGCAGTATATCCGCTATGCGCTGCCCTTCGCGCCGATGCGCAGTTAGGAGGGCGGGATGGCGAGGAAATTCAAGTATCTCCCCTCGGTACATAAGGGCTATGCCGAGCAGGGCATGATATTTTTTGCGTGCCAGAACTATGCACGGCAGACTGCGGAGGTGCAAAGTAAAATAGACAGACTGTGCCGCGAGGCCGGGGGCGAGTATGCTGACGCGCTCCGGGCCTATCTCTGCACGCCTGCGAGCTGGGAGGCGGTGACGACGGAGTATTTCGTTTCGCCCTCGACGCTGGATAGAGTGAGACGACGATTTTTCGAGCTGTGGTAGAGCGCTCCCCTGCTGGGTGGGCGCTTTTTTTTGTGCGCCTGAAAGTTGACGGTAACAGAGGGGGTAAGGCTGATAGATTGCAGATTGAGAGATAGTACGCGCGCAGGGAGGTGTTGGTCGTGGCGCGGGCCAAATATGCGGAATGGCTGACAGAACAGGGACTGGAACGGCTCGCCGAGATGGCGCCGCGGCTGACTGATGCGGAGATGGCGAAGGAGATGGGCATCAGCTCCTCGACCTTCTACGAGTGGCTCAAAAAGCACCCGGAGATGTCGGAGGCGGTGACGCGCGCACGCACGGGCGCGGACGCGCGCGCGAACAATGAAAGCGTCGAACGGAGTTTGCTTGAGACAGCCCTCGGAGGTGTCCGGACGCTCAAAAAGCCGATGAAGCTCAAAAGCACGAGCTACGACTCGCGCGGCCGGCGTGTCGAAAAGGAGAAAATCGTATACGCAGAAGAGGAGATCTACATCAAGCCCGACGTCAAGGCGCAAATCTTCTGGCTCACGAACCGCGAGCCTGAGCGCTGGCGGAACAAGGTCGAGGCCGTACTCCCGCCGGGCTCGAATGAAATGCAGATAGTGTTCCGCGGCGCGACGGACGAGGAGGCCGCGAGCTATGCAGAGTAAGGCCCTCGAGCTCAATGAGCGGCAGAGACTGTTTTTCAAGGCGCGCCGGCGCTTCATCGCCTACGGCGGGGCGCGCGGCGGCGGTAAGACCTGGGCGGTGCGCGAGAAGGCGATGGTTTTGGCGTGCCGGTATCCAGGCATCAACATCCTGGTAGTGCGCCGGACATATCCAGAGCTGCTGCAAAATCACATTCTGCCCCTCCAGCTTGAGCTCTCGGGCCTCGCACGTTGGAACGACAACCAGAAGCGCTTCATATTCCCGAACGGCTCAAATATCTGGTTCGGCTACTGCGCGGCAGAGCGGGACGTAGGCAGGTATCAGGGTCAGGAGTACGACATCATCTTCATAGACGAGGCAACACAGCTCACGGAGTATCAGTATCAGACCTTTAAGGGCTGTCTGCGCGGCGCGAACGACTTCCCCAAGCGCATGTACCTCACCTGCAACCCCGGCGGAGTTGGTCATGCGTGGGTAAAACGACTCTTTGTTGACCGACGGTATCAGGGCGATGAGCGGGCCGACGATTACGAGTTCATACAGGCCAAGGTCACGGACAACCCTGTGCTGATGGAAAAGGACCCCGAGTACATACACATGCTCGAGTCCCTGCCATATGAGCTGCGAGAGGCCTGGCTCAACGGCTCCTGGGACGTGTTTGCAGGCCAGTATTTCAGCGAGTGGGACCGGGACGTGCACGTGGTGGAGCCCTTCGAGCCGCCGGCCTGGTGGCGGCGCTATGTGACAATCGACTACGGTCTCGACATGCTGGCGGCATATCTCATCGTGGTGGACGAGCACGACATGGCTTACGCCGTACGCGAGGTATATCAGGGACGGGACCTTGGTGAGGGCGCAAAGGGGCTCATAGTGAGCGAGGCGGCCCAGGCCGTGCTTGACATGGTGGGCGAGGACAAAATCACGGCCTACCTCGCGCCGCCGGACCTCTGGGCTGCGCGGCAGGAGACCGGGCGGAGCGTGGCGGATATATTCGCAGAGCACGGCATTGCCCTCACGAAGACGAGCAACGACAGGCTGGACGGCTGGATGGCCATGCACGAGAGGCTGCACGTGTTCGAGGACGAGCACGGGTGGCCCGTGGCTAAGCTGCGGATATTCCCGGGCTGCGCCAACCTCATCCGCACGCTCCCGCAACTGCGGTACGACGATAAGCGCGTGAACGACGTGGCGCAGGAGCCGCACGAGCTCACGCACGCGGCCGACGCTATACGCGGCTTCTGCGTATATTGGGTACGAGCGGCGCACATACAGGAGGCGCCGGCCCGGATGCAATGGACCAGGGACATGCTGGAGGATTACCGGCGCGCGTCCCCCGCGGGGAAGCGCTTCCTGGAGCAGCGCTGGGGGCCGCCCGGCAGATAAGGAGGAGACATGAACAGAGACAGGCTGCACCTGTGGCAGGACAGGCTTGCCCGAAACGACTCGCAATACGAAAACTGGTATGCGCGCATGGATGAGCGCGAGCGGCTGTATCAGGGCTCCAGGTACATCTTCCCCCTGGTGAACAAATACCGGCCGAGCAACGCAAAAACGCCGCACGTGCGGAACATATGCAGCGAGCTCATCGAGGCACAGGTAGACAGCAACATCCCCTCGCCGAAGGTCACGGCGGTCCACGAGAAGGACGAGCCGCTTGCCAAGATAATCGAGGACATGCTGCGCAATGAGATGGACCGCCTGCCCTTTGCTGAGATCAACGACCTCATGGAGCGGATAGTCCCCATCCAGGGCGGCGGGGCTTATCTTGTGGAGTGGGACAACACGGCGCGCACGCACACCACGATCGGCGAGCTGAACGTCGTGCCCATCCACCCGCGGCAGATGGTGCCGCAGGACGGCGTGTACAGCGGCATCGAGGACATGGATTACATCATCCTCAAGATGCCTCAGACCCGGGAATACATATACCGGCGGTACGGCAAGGACGTTTCCTTCGAGGGCGAGGCCGAGCCGGATATCAAGGGCGGCGACGGCTCCACGGCTGAGGACATGGTGACGCAGTATATCGCCTACTACCGGAACGACGCCGGCGGGATTGGCATGTACAGCTGGTGCGGGGATGTTGAGCTCGAGGACCTCGAGGACTACCAGGCGAGGCGGCTGCGGCGCTGCACCGTATGCGGCCAGCTCGAGCCCACGGCCGACGACGGCGACGATGAGCAGCACGCGCTCGAGGAAGAGGAGGACTTCGAGGAGCGGCCCGAGGGGGTTTCGGGCCGCCCGGGGCTCCCGCCTGACGACGAGGGCTGGAGCGGGGCCATGCGCTGGATAGACGGCGAGCTCTGGCCCGAGGGCGAGGAAGAGCCGGAGGAAGAGCCGGACGGGCACGAGGCGCGGCGCTGCCCCTACTGCGGCTCGACGGATTGGGTGTACAGCGAGGAGGAGTTCGAGGAGATCTGGGCGCCCGTCACGACGAGCCTCGGGCACAGGATACCGGGCGCACACGAGGAGGTCTATCTCACCGGCGAGATCGACGAAATCACGGGCCTTCCTGTGCCGGCCGTGAGGCTCGTGCCGTTCCGTGTGCCGTATTACAAGCCCCTCCGCTATCCTGTTGTGCTCCAGAAAAACGTGAGCGTATACGGGCAGTTCCTCGGCGACAGCGATATCGACAAGATCACGGATCAGCAGAACACTACAAACAGGCTCGAAAAAAAGATCATCGACAAGCTCATCTCGAGCGGCTCCTTTGTCACGCTGCCCGCGGATGCATGTGTGGGCATAGACGAGAATGATATGCGCGTCTACCGCCCGGCAAACCCCGCGGACGCGAACATGATAGGCGTATATAACCTCGAGGGCGATGTGAGCCAGGACCGCGAATACCTCGACCACATATACGAGGAGGCCCGGCAGATCATTGGCATAACCGATTCGTTCCAGGGGCGGCGGGACACGACGGCGACGAGCGGCACGGCCAAGGAGTTCGCCGCGGCGCAGACTGCGGGGCGGCTTGAGTCCAAACGGGTGATGCGCGACGCGGCGTATGCTGCGCTGTTCGAGCTCATGTTCAAGTTCAAGCTGGCCTATGCGGACGAGCCTCGCGCTGTGCGAACGATGGACGAGCGGGGCAATGCCGAGTACAAGACCTTCGACCGCTTCGATTTCCTCCAGCAGGACGCGAGCGGGGAGTGGTACTGGAACGATGCCTTCCTCTTCACCTGCGATACCTCCGCGCCGCTGGCCTCAAACCGGGAGGCGATGTGGCAGGAGACGCGGATGAACCTGCAGACCGGGGCCTTCGGCAACCCGCAAAGCCTGAGCACACTGATACTCTTCTGGCGGAAGATGAATCTCCTGCACTATCCGGGGGCCGGCGAAACGCTCGGCTATCTTGAGCAGGAGCAGCGCCGGCAGGAACAGCTGCAGGCCGTTCAGATACAGATGCAGGCGCGCCAGGCGGCCGCCCAGCAGGCGGCGGAACTCGCCGGCCAGGTGGAGGCGGCTGCGCTCGGCAACGCACAGACGGGCGGTGGCGCTATGTGATACCCATGCGCAGGAGATAGCGTTATCATCCGCCACAACACATCGAAAGGAGGTGCCACAAATGGCTATGCCCGATAACAGCAGGAACAGGGGCCGCGACTACGGCAGGCGCAACGGCCGCGGCTACATCGGCCGGATCAGCAACGACGGCGCTCAGCGCGTCGAGGCGCCCATTGACCCGAACGGCAAGCGCGGCAAGGAGATAGTAAAGCGCGGCAACGATCTCCGCACCGGCAACGGCAGAAAGTGAAAGGATAGGTAAAAATGGACTACGACAAAATATTCGGCGTAGACACAAGCGGGGAGCCGACCGGAGACCCCGGGCCGGAAGGGCCTCAGGGCGAACGTGAGCCCGAAGACGCCGCCAGCGCGGCCAACACCCCGAGCGAACAGCAGCCGACGGCGGGAGACGGCCCGGAGACGGCGCCGCCCGGCGGCGAAGAGCCCGGAGGCGAAGAGCCGGGCGGACAGACGCCCGAGGAAAAAGGCGCGGGAAACGCCGGCGCGGGGATAGATCCACAGACCCGCGAGCAGATAGCGCGCGAGATACGGGCCCGCGCTGCGAAGCAGCTGGACGAGAGCATCGCGGCGCTGGGTCTCATGAACCCCTACACCAAGGAGCCCATCAAGAACAAGGCCGACTACGACGCCTATCGCGCCAAACTGGACGAGGACAGGCGGACCAAGCTGCTGAAAAAGGCCGGCATGACCGAGGAGGAGTTCGCCAAACTCGCGGCTGAGCAGCCTGAGATCAAGGCCCAGCTCGAAGAGGCGAGGGAGGCGAAACGGCAGGCCGCGGCTGCGGCGATGAACGAGCAGCTGAGGCAGATACACGAGCTCGACCCTGCGATCAACACGGTCGAGGACCTCGCGAAGATGCCGAACTACGCGGAGTTCTACCGATTCGTGAAGCAGAACCGCCTCAGCCTCGTGGAGGCCTACAGGCTGGCCAACATGGAGCGGCTCTCGGAGCGGGCGGCTGCGGCGACGAAACAGGCCGCCATAAATGCGGCCCAGAGCAAGGCCCATCTGGAGGCCACAAAATCCCGGGGGAAGGGCGGCGACGTTCCCGCTATATCTGCTGAGGTGCTGGAATATTACCGCGCCATAAACCCCAAGGCGACTGAGGCCGAGATCAGGGCGGACTACGCAAGATATCTCAAAAACATCTCGAAAGGAGTGTAATGAAAATGGCTTTTCTCATATCCCAGAACAACGGCGGCATCATCCCCGGGCTGGAGTATCTGCCCGCGGGCGCGATCACGCCTCAGATAGGCATGGCGCTCGTCATGACCGACGGCAACCTGGCCGCCTGCGGCGCGACCACGCGGCCGCAGTACATATGCGCCACGGCCGCCGAGAGCGCGCTGACGGCGGGCACCATCATCCCCGTTTTCCGTGTGCTCGAGGGGACGCTCTTCGCCACGAGCTGGAGCGCGGCTGCAAGCGCGGTGAACGCGGGCGACCTCGTTACGCTCAGCGCCGACAGCATGCAGGTAACGGCCACTACCGCGAGCGGCGTGGCCGAGGTAGTTTCTATGGACGGCACCGCCGTGGGCGATACCGTTTACATCAGGTTCCCGGCCTGATAAACACAAGAAAGGAAGTGATTTTTTATGGCTGGTATCAGCTTCACCGAGGGCTCGGGCGTTAACGATTCCGTATTCGGCAAATGCCAGGCCCCCATCCGCATGTTCATCGAAAAGCGCGGCGAGGCGTTTGAACAGATGAGCATGCTCAAGCACCTCTTCGACATAAACGACAGCCGCCATTTCGGCGAGACCATCAGCTCCATGACTGCCATGCAGGGCTTCCAGCCCGTGGGCGAAAACGGTGAGTACCCCGTGGACTACATGCAGGAGGGCCACAAGAAAGTCCTTATCAACATGACGTGGAAGGACAGCTTCAGCCTCTCCCGCGAGATCATCGACGACGCAACCGTCATGGACCTCCGGCGGCAGCCCGAGGCGTTTACGGCCGGCTACTACCGCACGCGCGAGCGCTTCGGCGCTGCGCTCTACGCCAACGCCATGCTTGGCAACACCGCGATGACCTTCCGCGGGAAGTCCTTCCCCACGACCGCCGCGGACGAGCTTTGCCTCTTTTCCAAGAGCCACCCGAGCATCCTGGACGCGAAGTTCCTGCAGTCCAACCAGTTCGCGGACGAGTTTTCCGAGGACGCGCTGGCGGCCATGGAGAGCGCCATGCAGGACTTCAAGGGCGACACGGGCGAGGTGCTCGACGTGCATCCCGACACCATCCTCATCCCCAACAACTACAAGCTCAAAAAGGCGGTGTTCGCGGCCATTGGCGCGGACAAGGACCCGAACACCTCCAACAACGCATTCAACTTCCTCTTCGGCCGCTGGAACGTGATCGTTTGGCCCTACCTCAACGAGTGGCTGGGCGGCGACACGAAGGCCTGGGTGCTGCTCGATTCCGGGTACAACATAGCCCGCGGCGGCGCCGAGTGGCTCAACCGCGTGAACCTTGAAGTACGGAGCGAGCTGGCGAGCAACGATGCCAACGTGTGGAAGGGCTACGCCCGCTTCACGGGCGGCTTCGCCGACTGGCGCTTCGCGGCCGTCGGCGGCGTGAGCGGCGGCACACAGCTGGTGTCCTGATAACAAGGGAGGGCGAGCATGACTATCCAGGAGGCTATTACATACGCAAACGCGGTAAAACCAAACGCCTTTGACAACGATACGCTGACGCGCTGGCTTAACGAGGTGGAGGGCATGGTGCAGACTCAAGTGCTGCTGCTGCGCACTGAGGCGATCATCACATACACCTATGAGAAGGATGCCAACACGACTATGCTCGTTCGCCCTCCCCATGACAAGCTATACCCGGCATATCTCGAGGCACGCATCGACTTCGCCAACGGCGAGTATGAGAGATATCAAAACACCTCGCAGGTGTTCAACACGTTCTTCAATGAGTTCATGCGCTGGTATGCCATGAATTACAACCCGTCTGAGGCCTATGAGGAGGGACTTATATGAGCTATACACCCTATTACCCGCCGTGCCCCTGGCCGCACCCTTGGCGCGGTTACTACATCGACGCCTACGGCGTGGCCGTGGCGCACGGCTTCCAGGGCACGCCCGAGGAGTGGCTGGCGTCCCTCGTGGGCCCCACCGGGCCGGCAGGCACGGGCATTGAAGTCCTCGGGCAGTACGACAGCCTCGAGGAGCTGGAGCAGGCGGTGCCGGCCCCCAAGATCGGAGATAGCTACTATGTTGGCACTGAGCCGCCGTATGAGCTCTACACTTGGCTCGTGGTGGATGGGACGCCCGAGTGGCATAACTACGGCATGCTAACCGGCCCGATTGGGCCGACGGGCGAGGCCGGGCCCACCGGCCCCCAGGGCAACACCGGACCTACCGGCCCGACCGGCCCCGCCGGAGCCCAGGGCATACAAGGCCCCGTCGGCCCTCAGGGCCCCGAAGGGCAGGCCTCCACGATACCCGGCCCGACGGGGCCGACTGGACCGACCGGCCCGACCGGCGCAACAGGCGCCGCCTCAGAAGTGCCCGGGCCCCAGGGCCCCACCGGGCCCACCGGCCCGACCGGACCCCAGGGACAGGCGTCTACCGTCCCCGGCCCCACGGGCCCACAGGGCGCGCAGGGACTACCGGGCGAAACAGGCCCCACCGGCCCAACAGGCCCGACGGGTCCGCAGGGGGCCACAGGCGCGACCGGCGAAACAGGCCCGACGGGCCCGCAGGGCATACAGGGACCCCCGGGCGAAACCGGCCCAACCGGCCCGACCGGGCCCGTCTCAGATGTGCCGGGCCCTGAAGGCCCGACGGGCCCGACCGGCCCAACCGGACCCACAGGAGCACAGGGACCGCAGGGGAGCCAAGGCGAGACCGGCCTAACGGGCCCCACAGGCCCGACAGGGCCGCAGGGCGACCGAGGAACCGGCCTCGATATCCTCGGCCAGTATGACAGCCTTGAGGCGCTCCAGCAGGGCGTGCCCAGCCCAAACATAGGCGACAACTACTATGTCGGCACGAGCGCCCCTTACGACGTATATACCTACACCTCCGTGAGCGGCAGCCCCGGGTGGATCAATGACGGCCCTCTGCAGGGCGCTCAGGGCCCGACAGGCCCTACCGGGCCGACCGGCGCAGATTCTACTGTTCCCGGCCCCACGGGCCCGACAGGCCCGACAGGCCCCACAGGCGCCAACGGCAAGGACGGAGCTCAAGGCCTCGCCGGCGAAATCGGCCCGACTGGCCCGACCGGACCGACAGGCCCGCAGGGGCCGCAAGGCCCCACAGGCGCAGACGGCGTGACTGGCCCGACCGGCCCGACCGGCCCGACCGGCTCACAGGGGACGCAAGGCCTGCAGGGGGAAACGGGACCCACTGGCCCGACCGGGCCGCAAGGCCTGATAGGCCTTCAGGGCGAAGACGGCGCGACCGGACCGACCGGTCCCACAGGTCCTCCCGGAGCTGATGGAGCTACTGGGGCACAGGGCCCCACAGGCGCAACCGGACCTACCGGACCCACAGGCCCCACCGGACCCAGCGGAGCTGACGGGGAGGCAGGGACGCAAGGCCCGACGGGACCGACTGGCCCGCAAGGCCCAAAGGGCACAGACGGAGCACAGGGTCCCGTCGGAGCGGACGGCGCGACCGGGCCAACCGGCCCCACGGGTCCGACCGGGCCCACTGGACCGCAGGGCGCGGCCTCTACCGTGGCGGGGCCTACGGGGGCTACAGGTCCCACCGGTCCCACTGGACCGGCAGGGGCGAGCGGGCAGCCGCACAGCGTCTCCGTTACGCTCAAAGCGTCCGCTTGGAGCAGCAATGCCCAGACGGTGAGCGTCACGGGAGTACTCGCCGACGAGACGACACAGCTCATCACGCCGGCGCCGGCGCTGACGTCGCAATCCGCCTACTATGAGGCGGGCGTGCTCTGCACCGGGCAGGCGGCTGGACAGCTGGTCTTCAGCTGCACGACCATCCCCGGCGCGGATCTGACCGTATACATCGTGATACAGAGCCTGGCATAAGGAGGTTGTACACAGTGCATAAATACCACATAATCCCAGCGGGGGGGGGCGTCTAGCTCCCTTTACCGGCACCTTGCACAAAGGAGGTGCCGGACGTGATAGTGAACCCAGGCTCTGCAAGGAGCGGAGTTGTTGCCAGTGGGCAGATAAAGGGGGAAGCGGGGACAAAAATCACATTTGCTCAGCCGGCATCAGTAGTTTTGGTAGGCGACTACAACGATCCAGCAATTTCAGGCGCCCCATCCAGCTGCAAACTGACATTCCTTCTGCTGCCCGGAATGAGCACATCAGGGCTATCACCGGAAGTATATTTCACAGACGAGAGAACTTTAACAATTGGTGCCAGCAGCGTGCCAGGCTCCTTTACCAGGAATTATATAGCCTTTGCATAGACCGCGAGCCGGAAGGCGGTGCGGCATGATAAACAACCCAGTCCGAAAGCAGCTTCCGACGCTTGAGCACCCAGGTACGGCAATCGACCTCAGAAGCGGCAAAAGCCTCATCGCCCCGGATGGCAGCGTAGTCACCGGCACGGTGCCCGAGGTGGAACAGGCTACGCCGTCAATCTCTGTGTCCTCCGGAGGGCTTATCACCGCCACAGCTGTGCAGGTCGGCGGCATCGTCGCAGACGGCACAATGAGCGCCACGCAACAGCTCACGACGCAGGGCGCAAAGACTGTAACCCCCAGTACCTCGACGCAAACCGCTGTTGCTTCTGGCAGATATACAACTGGTGCTGTGCAAGTCGCAGGAGACGCTAATTTGAAACCTGAAAACATCGTAAATGGCAAGAGTATATTTGGAGTATCCGGTTCAGCAAATGTACTAGAGACTGTAAAAGGGACGTTTGCATTCCAATATGCTAATCGGGCGCATTTTATTTGTACTCCGAGCGGTTACAAGCGACTTTGGACTCCCCAAGAAGTAAATACTACATGGGATATTCTAAAAAACTCATTTGTAGTAATAAGTGATTTTGGCGAAACAGAGCTTAGACTAACAGGCGGCATAGAGTATCTCTTTGAATTCACAATGAACTACACAACAGTAGCTTCTTTGCTATATGTAACGGATGATTTTTCAATTTCGTATTAATTAAAAGGCGACACTATTCTCTATACAGGCACACTACTCCGCGCGAAAACTGTAACGAACACATTTGAGGTAACTACATGAACGTCATCATCTACGCCATTTGCAGAAACGAGGCACAATTTGCCGAACGCTTCATGTCCTCCTGCACCGAGGCTGACGGCGTGTATGTGCTCGATACGGGCAGCACGGACGGGACGCCGGAGCGGCTGCGGGCGCTGGGGGCCGACGTGTACGAGCAGACTATCGAGCCCTGGCGCTTTGATGCGGCGCGCAATGCCTCGCTCGCCCTGCTGCCGGAGGACACGGACATATGCATCTGCCTCGACCTCGACGAGGTGCTCTGCCCCGGCTGGCGCGAGGCGCTGGAGGCGGCCTGGACGCCCGGCACTACGCGGGCGCGGTATACCTACGTTTGGAGCCACACGCGCGACGGGGGAGACGGCGTAGTGTTCTTCGCGGACAAGATCCACGCCCGGCACGGCTATCGGTGGACGCACCCCGTACACGAGGTGCTGACGCCGGAGCGGCCGGAGAGCTGCATCACCGTCCCCGCGCTGCGCGTGGAGCACTGGCCGGACAGCAGCAAGAGCCGCGGGCAGTATCTCCCATTGCTTGAGCTTTCCGTTGCCGAGGACCCGGGCGACGACCGCAACATGCACTACCTCGGGCGGGAGTATATGTTCCATCAAATGTGGGGCGCGGCCATAGAGACGCTCATGCGGCATCTGGCGATGCCCACGGCGACGTGGAAGGCCGAGCGGGCGGCGAGCATGCGCTACATCGCCCGCTGCTGCGACGCACTGGGCGACTGGCAGAGCGCCGTACACTGGCTCGAGCGCGCGGCGGACGAGGCCCCGGGCCAGCGCGAGGCGCCGTATGCGCTCTCGCTGCTGTACTACCGGCGCGAGGACTGGGCGCGGTGCCGTTACTGGGCCATGCGATTGCTGCATATCGGCACGCGGGACAACAACTATATGACCGAGCCAGAGGCCTGGGGCGCGGGGCCCTTCGACCTCATGGCGATATCAAGCTGGCAGCTCGGCCAGTGGGAGGATGCTGTGGCGGCGGCGGAAAAGGCCGTGGAGCTGGAGCCGGGAAACGAGCGGCTCCAAAATAATCTGAAAATAATGAGGTGCAGCCATGATAGCAAATCCAAATGACGGCAACAGCCCGCGGGTCGAAGTCGCCACGCCGATGATCGAAGTGAGCGCGGGCGGGCTTATCACGGCCAAGACTGAGCAGGAAAAGGGATATGTGCCCGGCGGCACGAAATCAGCCACTCAGCAGCTCACGACGCAGGGGGCGAAGACCGTGACCCCCGGCACCACGGCGCAGACCGCCGTAGCGTCCGGGCGCTATACCACGGGCGACGTGGTTGTCTCCGGCGACGCCAACCTCGTGCCGGAGAACATAGCCGAGGGCGTGAGTATCTTCGGGGTGCAAGGGACGCACTCGGGCGGGGGAACATTTGACGGAGCAACTGTTACTTTTACAGATAACGTTTCGTTTGGTGGAGGGCTGCGTGTCTATGCACTTAGCCCCCAGTTAGAAGTAGTAAGTCTAGATAGTTCTGGTACTTTGACTATAGCAGTCGGGACAATTGCTGCTGTGAGCTTCGGGCGAAACGGTGCACTGTATGAAACAGGCGATGTCGAAATCCTCTTTGGAACGTTCGGCGCTGGCGCTGTTTATGTAAACGGCGATGGCACTATTACTGCACAAGATTAGCGAGGTGACACCATGCTACACACAGGCACACTACTCCGCGCCGAAATCTACGACGACCACTCATACCCCTACACCAACGTCAAGGCCGTCTATGAGGCGCACAAAGGCAAATACCCCGGCAAGCTCATAGTCACGAATGGGCACTGGTACAACACAAAGCCCGTTACCCCCTGCGGCAATTACAAAGTCAACGGCACCGTGCTATCTACTGAGGAGTGGATGGACTGGGGCTTTGGCTGGGACACCGGGCCGATTATCACGATGAGGTCCACTATTCCCGTGATGGTAACTGACATGAGCAACGACAACTATCTCTCTACCCTACCCCTGCTCGTCGGCGGGAAGAAGCGGGATGACGTAATCAAGAAGCAGAAGCCCAACGTCAAAGTGCCCACGCTTCGCACATGGTTCGGAGTGGACGCCAAAGGCAAGTGGACGGTCGAAGTCACAACCACCAATTATACGCTCGACGGCATAGTCGAGCGGATGCAGAGCCTCGGCATCGTGGATGGTATGGTGCTCGACGGCTCGGGCAGCTCTCAGTGCTATGATGGCACGACCTATCAGCGCGGCGACGAGCGCGACCTGTACAGCTTCCTGCTGCTGTGGTTCGCGGATGACGGCGGCACGGGCGGAGACGACACGGACGACGACAAGGAGGATACCGCTGGCATGAAAATTTACCTATCCCCCTCTGCACAGCCTGCGAATAACTACGCGGCGGGGGACACGAACGAGCAGGTGCAGTGCAATCGGATAGCTGAAGCGGCCAAGTCCGCGCTGGAGCGCTGCGGCTTTGCGGTGCGGAAGGCCCCAGAGGGGCAGGGGTACAAGGATAACGTATCCGAGAGCAACGCATGGGGCGCGGACCTTCACATCCCTATCCACACCAACGCCGGAGGCGGCGCGGGCACCGTTGTGTTTGTCCACGGCGGCACGGCGAAACAAATGCAATATGCCAAGCCCATCTATGACGAGGTTCAGGCTATAAGTCCCGGCACGACAGACTATGGCGTGCGCGTGAACTCCGGTCTGTACGAGCTCGGCTATACCACGGCGACGGCGGTATATATCGAGTGCGAATTCCACGACCGCGCAGACCTCGCCGCGTGGATAATCGAGCACACCACGGAGCTCGGCGAGGCCATAGCCCGCGGCGTGTGTATAGGCGCGGGCGTGACGTACATAGCGCCTGAGCCCAAGCCGGACCCTGAGCCTGTGAAGCCGGAGACCGAGCTGGCCCGGGAGTGGGTCATGGCTACGGGCATCAGCGATGGACAAAACCCGGACGCCCTTTGCACACGCGAGCAGGCATGGGTGATGCTGTATCGTGCGCTGGGGAAATGAGCGCTCGATTGAAAAAACAGGGGCGATTTTAAATCGTCCCGCGAAAAGGCCGATATCAAACAAAAACAGGAGGGATTATTTTCATGATCAACTGGAAGGTGCGGCTCAAGAACAAGAACTTCTGGCTCTCTCTCATCCCGGCGCTGCTGCTGCTGATTCAGGCCGTGGCGTATGTGTTTGGTTTCACACTCGACCTCTCGGAGATGGGCGACAAGCTGCTGGCGGTGGTGAACGCGCTGTTCACGGTGCTGGCGATACTCGGCGTGGTGACTGACCCGACCACGGCGGGGCTTGGCGATAGCGGGCTCGCCATGACCTACGACGAGCCAAGGGAGGATTGATTATGGATGAGCCGATTTCGCGCGCGGAGCATGAGGAATTCGCAAAACGCATCGACGCGCAGGAGAAGCGGCAGGACAAGCGCCTGGAAATGCTCGAAAACACCGTGCGTGAGATCGGCGCGCTGACTCTATCGGTACAGAGGCTTGCGCAAAGCCTCGAGAGCATGGTCGAAGAGCAGGAGCGGCAAGGACGTCGGCTGCAAGCGCTTGAGGACCGAGACGGCGAAAAATGGCGCAAGCTCATGGGCTACATAGCCACGGCGCTCACATCCGGCGCGGTGACGCTGCTGCTTTCGCAGATCATATGAGAAAGGGGGTGGAGAGCGGGTATGCCGAGCAGCATCCTCAACACCGACATAATGTTCCCCAACCTGAGCGGAAAGAGCACGGAGCAGCAGGTGTTCACGATAATGAACTACCTCTACATGCTCAAGGAGCAGCTCACATACTCGCTCTCGAACCTCGGCCTCGACAACATCAACGCCAACTCGTTTATCGAGATCGCGGGGATAATCAATCAGCCTGTGATCCTCAGGCTGGACGGCGTGGACGGCAGCCTGGCGGAGATAAACGTGAATCTCGGCACGGTGAGCTCTCAGCTCCAGGACGCGGAGGGGAACATCTCAAGCCTCCAGCAGACGGCGGCGAGCCTCAGCGCCCAGCTCGAGGACGCTGAGGGAAACATCTCGGCCATATATCAGATATCGGAGAGCCTGTCCACCCGCGTGGAGGACGCGGAGGGGAACATCACGACGCTCTTCCAGACCTCGGACAGCCTGACGAGCAGGGTGACGAGCGCGGAGGGGAACATTTCGAGCCTCCAGCAGACGGCGACTTCGCTGACCTCGGATATATCAGACCTAGAGGGCAACTACACGAGCCTCCAGCAAACGGTGAGCGGGCTGAGGATAACGGCCAGCAACGGCACGCAGAGCAGCACGCTTACACTCACGAGCAACGGCGTGCAGCTCTCAAGCACCAACGTGCAGATCACGGGCATGGTGACGTTCACCGACCTGAGCACGAGCGGACGCACCACCATCAACGGCGGCAACATCACCACGGGCATTATCAGCGCCATAGACATATCCAGCGTAACGATAGACGGCTCGTCGATTACAGGCTCGACCTTTGAGACGATCCTTACGTCACGTGGCATTGGCGGCGAGATAAAGTGTTACTACCTCTCCAACACAAGCGAGAATTATCTTGCAGGCGGCCTGCGCCTTGATGACATGGGCGGCAGTGGGGATTCACAGTACAGAATGTTCCTGTACACCGAGAACGCGCTGGGCGTGTCGTTCGCGCTCAAGCTGGAAAGCGCGGGCAGCATGAGTCTTGAGAGCGGGGACAGCCTGTGGATGTACGCCCCTCAGACGGTCCAGATAACCGGCTCTGTCATCAAATTGTACGGCACGGTGTATGTCAACGACAAAGTCATAGGATAAGGAGACGGACATGACGAACCTGAAAGAATGCATAGCCGCATGGCAGGCGCTCCGCGCCCTTGCGGCGCAGACCATGGACTACAAGAGCGCTCACGCGCTTGTCCTGCTGAAGGAGCGCCTGCGGCCTCATGTAGCTTATTTCAGCTCAACGGAGATGGATCTGGTGAAGAAATACGCGGAGCTCGACGCCGAGGGGAACCCGGTTTACGAGGCACCGGGGCGCGTGCGCTTCCGCAATGCCAAGGATCTTGCGGCCTTCACTCGTGAGCGCACGGAGCTCGACGACGTTGAGCTTGGTGAGGAAATCACCCGGGCGAAGATAGCGCCGCCCGCGGCAATATCCCCTGAGCAGCTGGAGGCGCTTGCGCCTTACGTGGATATCGAGGAGGGGACGGCATGAGCCTGCCAAGCATGCTCTATGGCTCCGGCATAGGGAAGTACAATCAGACAAGCTACGGGGGCTACAACCACAACCTCTCCGCGATGGACGGGCAGATCTACGACATGACGAACATGTCCAGCGATTATGCGCCCCTGCTCAGCCCACGGGCTCAGCGCTACATAACACGCACCCTTGTGCAGCCGAATGGCCTCTACGCCAACGACGGCCTCTATTGGGTGGACGGGACGGCCTTCTACGCCGACGGAGTATCACGCGGTACGGTGAGCGCCGGCCGCAAGACCTTCGCGGCGCTGGGGGCCTATATCATTATCATGCCCGACATGGCCTGCTACAACAAGCTCACGGGGGAGTTCGGCAGCCTCAACGCCGCTTGGACGGGCGCGGCACAGATCGTGGACGGGACATACGGCGGCGAGACGGCCAAGAGCAACACCATCGAGGCCACAGGCGCGGACTTCACGGCGCTCTTCAAGGCCGGCGACGGCATAACGATAAGCGGGGCCACGGTGCACCCTGGGAACAACAAAACCATCGTCGTGCGCGAGGTGACGGCGACCTCCCTTGTGTTCTATGAGAACAGCTTCACCATAAACGAGGGCGGGGACTCTGAGGCGGCGCTCACGCTCTCCCGCGAGATGCCCGAGATAGATTTCCTCTGCGAGAACGAAAACCGCCTCTGGGGCTGCAAGGGGGACACGATATACGCCAGCAAGCTCGGCGACCCGTTCAACTGGAACGTGTTCGACGGCCTCAGCACGGACAGCTACGCCGTGCAGGTGGGCAGCGCCGGGGACTTCACGGCCTGCTGCTCCTACCTCGGCTACGCCATATTCTTCAAGGAAGAGATGATATACAAGGTCTACGGCTCGGCGCCCTCCAATTTTCAGGTCATGGGCAGCGCCTCGCTGGGCGTGGAGGCCGGCAGCAGCTTATCGCTGGCCATTGCGGGCGAGACGCTTTTCTTCCTCACGCGCGCGGGCATCGTGGCCTACTCCGGCGGCACGACGCAGAGCGTGGCCTCCGCTTTCGGGCTCGAGCGCTATCACAACGCCGTGGCCGGCAGCGACGGGCTGAAATACTACGTCTCCATGCAGAATGAGGCGGGGGAGTGGAGCCTCTTTGTGTTCGACACTCGTCTCGGCATATGGGAACGCGAGGACGACACGCAGGCGCTCGGCTTCGCCTGGGACTCGGACCTATATTTCCTCGACGCGGACGGCACCCTCTGGCTCAACGGGAGGCCGAGAACGGTGCCGGAGGGCGCGACGCTGGAGGACCCCGTGCAGAGCATGGTGGAGTTCGGGGAGTTCGTAGACAACGACCCGAACAAAAAGCAGATTGCAAAACTACAGGTACGTATCTCCATCGACGCCGGGGCGAGTGTGACCTTCTGGATGATGTTCGACAGCTCCGGAGAGTGGGAAGAGATAAGCACCATCGAGAGCCAGGTGCTGCGGAGCTACTACCTCCCGCTGGTGCCGCGCAGGTGCGACCACTACAAAATCAAAATTACCGGTATCGGCGGCTGGCGGCTGTACAGCATGACCCGCGAGGACGCGATAGGCAGCGAGCTCCGCAGCACGCCGGGCCGGCAGTAAGGAGGAAACATGGCTATATCTACGCTGAAATCGCCGACAACCAAAAGCCGGTACACATACGATCAGTTCCGCCAGGCCGCCCAGCAGAGCGGCCTCCTGGGCGAATTCTCGGACGCCGACCTCTCTTTGGCACAGCGCAACCCGGATGCAGGTATGTCGCTGCTGAGCTACAAGCGCGACTGGCACAACGCGACGACGGATGCCGAACGGCAGCTTGCCAACCTGGGCGCTGAGAGCGTGCGCGGCAGCTATGGCAGCTATGCCGGCGGAGCAGACGGCGGCAGCTTCTACCTCGAGCCGCTGAGCCCGGACATGTTTGAGTACCCAAGCGCGCCGAGCTTCTCCGGCGGCAGCAACGCGGGCACGGTGAGCGACCTGTATGATCAGATGCTCAACTATGGGGACTTCAGCTATGGCCCTGCGCCGGAGTACACGAACCGCTGGGACGACACCATCCTCGGCCTCATTGATGAGATACTGGGGCGCGAGGACTTCGCCTATGACCCGGACACGGACCCGCTGTACAGCCAGTACCGCAAGGCCTACATACGCGAGGGCGACCGGGCGGCGGAGGATGCGCTGGGCGCGGCGGCGGCCGCGAGCGGCGGCCTGCCCTCGAGCTACGCGCAGACGGCGGCTTCCCAGACGGGCAACTACTACGCGGCCCAGCTCACGGACAAGATACCGGAGCTCCAGCAGCTTGCCTACCAGAAGTACCTCAACGACTACAACATGCTGCTCTCCGACCTCGGCGTGGTCCAGGGGCAGGAGACCAGCGACTACAACAAGTACCTCACGGACCTCAACCAGTACAACACTGACCGCGACTTCGACTACGGCGCGTGGCTCGACCGCTACAACATGCTCGGGAACAACCTCCAGGCCGGGCTCAACATGGACGCACAGGAGCTCGAGCGCTATCTCGCGCAGCTGCAGCAGTACAACACCGACCGCGACTTTTACTACGGGCAGCTGCTCGACGAAATTAACGACCAGACCAACGACTTCGGCACGCTCGTCGATATGGCCCAGCTTGCGGCCGGCTACGGCGATTACCGCGGGCTGGAGAACCTCGGGATACAGCTCCCGACGCCGAGCGGATACGCCGGAGCGGGCGCGGGAAGCTCTGCCGGTTATGATGATGAAGCCGGGAACCCTCCGGGGGCGACGGACGAAAGGATTTCGTCCGAGGCGATGAATATCCTCAATGCGTACATGCACGTCAATCCCGGCACAAACAGTAATGTGGGCCAGGTGTTTGCAAACCGGATCAATTCGGCGTTGAGCGCAGGACGAATCAGCCAAGAAGAAGCTGATTATCTGCGTGAGATGATAGGCATAGCCGCGTGAGGAGAAAGCTATGGCGAGTATACACGACAAGTTTACAAGGGCGATAAAACAGATAATAGAAAATGACCAGCGCGCCCGCGCTGGTCTTCCCTATAACACTGGAAACAGCATTTCCGATAAGTTTGAGCGGGCAATTCAGGAAATACGGGAGAGGGACAACGCGTCAAGGCAAAACACGTCCAGTCAGCCGGCGCTCACACCTTCACGCACGCCGTCCAGCACGCCGACCTCACCGCTTCCGAGCTTTGCTACGGGAAGCGGCAACACCGTTGAGAGCGTGCTCGGGCGTTTCTCAGGCCGCGGCGGCATCGAGGCGATAAAGTCCCCGGACAGCTGGAGCAGCGCCGGGGACGCAGAGCTGGGGCTCAAGGCGTGGAGCGGTCAGCTGGACGGCTATGAGAAAAAGCTCACGGAGCTGAGCGGAGACATCGCCAACACCGAGAACCGGCTAAAGAGCCTCCAGACTACTGTGAAAACCGCGGAGGATGCAGCCGCCTATGATGAGCTCTATGCCGGCTATGAAAAAATGATAGCTGACTACAACGGCGTTGTGAACGACTTCAACCGCGTGCAGGACAAGTACAGCGCGGGGGTTGAGCGGTATCGGGATATCCTCAGCGGGGGCATGGAGAGAGCCGAAACGGCAGCGGCGGAGGCCAAGAGACTCGAGGATGAGAACAGCCGCCTGCAGCGGCAGGCTAACCTCATCCGTATCTACGAGATGAGCGGGACGAGCCCAAGCTCGGCGGCTGCGCCTATCGAGGCCCAAATCGAGCAGAATGCCCAGCGTATAAAAGAGCTCCAGGCCGAGGAGAGCCAGAACAAAATGCAGTATTACAGTTCCCTGGCTCTCATGGAGGACTATGCTGGCCTCTCGAGCCCGGCGTCTGTGACTGATGACACGCGATACGAGTATATAAACGACATCGACAATGCCCGATACAGAAACGAGCACACAACAGACCCAAGCGGCGCGCCAGTAGCACTCAGGAGATATCAGTACCTCACTGAGGATGAGATAAAAATATATAACTATCTCTACGCCTCCCAAGGCAAAGAGGCCGCTGACCGCTTCCTTGAAGATATGGGCCCTGCGCTGACCGAACGGCAAGGTACGGCTCAATATGAGAAGCTGGGCGCGTTGGGGAAGGCGCTCTACTGGATACCCGCAGGCCTGGATCAGTTCGGCAGCGGCATTCGGCAACTATTTCAGCGTGAGGCCGTGCCAGTATCGTCGACGCAGATCACCTCACAACTCATACAGCAGGAAGCACAGGAGAAGAGCCCGGTGCTCGGGACACTCTATACCTTGGGCACAACACTCTCGAACATGGCTCCGAGTATTCTTGCCAGCGCGCTCGGCAGCTGGGCACTCGGAGCGGCGGGGCTGTCAGCCGGCACGGCATCGGCTATCGGCAGGGCGGCGGGCGGCACGGCGCTGGGCGCTTCTGCGGGAGGTAACGCCTATACGCAGAAGCTGAACGAGGGCTACAGCTCTGAGGCGGCGCAGAACTATGCGACGCTTGTCGGCGCGAGCGAGGGCGCGCTGCAATACCTCCTTGGCGGCATTGGCGCCCTGAGCAAGAGCGGCACCGGACGCATCGCCGCCAAAATCGCCGGGCTGGACAATGCACTGGGCCGTGTGGCGCGCACGGTGAGCGGCAGCACGGCAGCACGGCTGCTGGGCAGCATGATATCCGAGGGCACGGAGGAGGGCCTGCAGGAGCTGCTGGAGCCCGCCTTTGCGGCCATAATCTTCGACGAGGAATATGAGGCCGACTTTGAGGACGCGGCGTATGCGTTCCTCCTGGGCGCGCTGAGCGCTGGAATAATAGAGGGCCCGGCGGCCATTGATTACGCGCGGCGGCCGGCGGGCTTTTCCTTCCGGGATATGGACGGATATGCCGATAATGGTGTAGACTATTTTGAAGGTGCGAACACGCTCGAGGAGGTCGAGGCGAGGTATCGTGATCTCGCGTGGCAGTATCACCCGAACGTGGGCGGAGACGCGGCCACGATGGCCAAAATCAACCGCCAGCGCACGATGGCGCGCGCGTTCTTCCGCGGGCGAGCCGAGGCGGCTGCGGAAGACAATACGGCAGACACGACGCCGGAGGCGGCTGCAAACACGGAACGCGCAGACGGCGTGACCCGCCGCTTGACGGCGGGCCGGACCACGGAGGAGAACACGCCCGAGACAGCGGGGGCCCCGATAGAGGACCAAATCTACGCGGAGGCGGGCGGCATTGTTTTGCCGACGGCTGATACCGCCGGCGACTTCTCACCGCGCGTTGAGGTCGGGGCAGCGGAAACGTCAACCTTGGAAGCTCCGCGCGCAGCGGCGCCTGAAACAAATGCCGCGGGGAATATCGTTCTCCCCACGGCGGACGAAATAATGAATGGAGGCATACAGAATGGACAGCAGGGACAACAATGGCAGCAATGGGGAGACCAGGTATCAGATGGAGACGGAGGACGGTTTTCTGGTCAGCGTGCCGGAGTCGAAGCTGGAGAGCTGGCTCGAGGCGCAGAGCAAGCCGCCCGCCCCACTCAGCAGGTCGGAACAGCTCTTGCTCGACAGGCTCGTGTCCGAGCTCTACGGCTCGAAAGAGTAAGCAGCGCCAGCCTCGGCATTGAGAACGGCACAGAGGCGCGCTCGCTTCAGGTGATCCCGGAAGCGGCCTATGATGATGAGCTGAGAGCGGTCTCGGCTGACGTATACAGGCGGACGGGCCAGCGGGTAACCTTCGTTGTCGGGAACATACAGGTGCGCGCAGCGGGCAAGACACGCGCTGTGCGCGGCGTCTGGACGCCGGGCGGCATCTATGTGCAGGCGGACAACGCGGGCTATTCCGCGGCGCAGATAGCCGCACATGAGGTATATCACGATCTGGCGGCGAACACTCCGGGGCTTGACGCGGATGTAAAGCAGCGCATCATCGAGCGGTACGGCGAGGACGAATTCCGGCGTGTGGCTCAGGTGTACATAGAGCGGCTGCGTGGCGTATACAACGTGCCGGATGGCGCGGAGCATGACCCGGCGCTCATGGACACATACTTTGCCTCGATACTCCAGGAAATTTACGCGGACGCCTATGCGGGCATTAACGCCTTCGGAGCTCATGCAGAGCGGTTCGCGGACGTCACGCGCGAAACAGTAACGGAGCGCACGGGCGGCCCTGAACTGGATAGAACGACGGCGAGAGGGCCGCCCGAGAGCGGCGAGCGCTACAGCCTGCGTCAGGAGTTCGAGGATGAATTCCGGCGCTGGTATGAGGAAACTGACGCCGACAGCAGGATGACCAGCGGCGGCTGGTTTGAGGTGGGCAGAACCTCTGACGCGCTGCGCTCCATAGGAGTGCGGGACGGGGCGATCTACTGGCGCAAGTCGAAGCTTGGATATATCATGGACGAGCACCCGGAAATGACGCCTGACGTAGTCGCCCAGGTGCCTGAAATCATAGAAAGCCCGATAGTGGTTCTGAAATCAAAGACACAGCCGGACAGCGTAGTCGCTTTTGCCGAGCTGCGCTCAGAAGGAAAGCCGGTTATGGCGGCGCTGAACCTTACCCCGATACCTACAGGAGGCATGGAAGCGGAGCTTGCCGTTATTGCGAGCGCTTACGGCAGAAGCGGCAAAAACGCTGCAAGGCTTATTCAGAGCTCCGACGTCCTGTATCTGGACGAAAACAAAAACAGAACCGATACCTGGTTGATGTCACTCGGGCTACAATTGCCGTCAGGCCAACCAGCGTACGGTTCTATGGGCAGTATAACCTACAGCGGGGGAAATGTCAACATCGAGGGCGTGCCGTTCGATGAGGTCGCAGGCACGGCGGAGCCGGAGCGGTACAGCGTGGACGAGGACGCCGGGGACGAGAACGCGCAGCGGGCGCTGGAGTACTTCGGCAGCACTGACGACTGGAGCGAGACAGGGTACATCACCCGCGACGGCCGGCGGCTGGACTTTTCCGGCAGACACGAGGGAGGGCCGGGCGGCTATCGGACGGTCGACCACCGCGACATAGGCGACGCGCTGGGGGACGACTACGGAGGCGGCGGATACAGCGGCGCTCTGGTTCAGTTCATGTCCGAGGGGAATATCCGCGTTTCGCCTGAAAGCGGCGGGATAAACCTCTCAGTGAAGCCCACGAAGGCGCAGGAGCGCATGCTGGCCGACTTCACCGATGAGTACGGCGGGGAGGTCATACTCGACATCGACGACGAGAACGGCAGCTCCATTAGCAGCACTGAATACCCCATGGGAACCCGCGCGGAAAAGGTCATAAGCGACATACGCCGCTATTTTGAGACCGGAGAGACGCCCGTGATTTCCAACGCCGCCCGGTATCGGTATTCTGTCGACGAGGGTTCGGATCCGGAGACTTCCAGCGTCAAGGAGCAGATTGAAAACAGCCGCGATGAGCTGAACGCTATGGAGCCGGTAGCCAGCGCGCGGGTTCCGGAAAACCTGACTTCTAAGAATCAGGCGTCCCGCTGGGCCATAAACGAGCTGAGACGGTGGGGCGGACACGTTGACCGGATGGGCTTTGGCAATATATATTTCAGCGAGAAGGATATAGACCAGGGCGTGCGCTATGCCGATACACCGGCGGAAAAAGCGGCGCTTGCGGTCATGCCGCAAGTGCTGAAGCGTGGTATTGAGATAGGACACCACAGCCAGCATAAGAACCACGCCAAGCAGACTATGACCTTTGGCGCGCCTGTAATCTTGAACGGTACACGTGGTAATATGGCCGTGGTCATTAACCGCAACGGAAACCGCTATTATGCTCACCGCATTGTGCTTCCGGACGGTTCTGCATTTACTTTCAGTGAAAGCAAAGATGCAGTACAAGAACTGCCTAAGGGAGCGGCCGAAAACGGCTCTCTTACGAAGGCCACAAGTACTGCATCTGAGGACATTATACGCGATGTTGGTGAGAGTGTCAACGCACGATTCTCGATTGATGAGGACCATGAACGGGAGGTCGTACCTGACTACTTCCGGGGGAATCCCTACTGGCTGGAGACTGAGCACGCGGCGAAGGCGGCGGGGTATCCCGAGATAGACGGCGTGCAGATAATGCCGTACAAGACCTGGGTGCGCTCCAAAGAGCAGGGAAACTATGGCTTCGTAGTTGGCCTCGCTCCGCGGGACAGACTTGTCGTATCCTTCTGGAACAAGGACAGCGGCAAGCGCGCCGTTGTGCCTCTTGAGCAAACGGACATCGAGCCTGTGCAGGGCGCGTACCAGATGGAGCAGAACGAGCTCGCTTCGCTGCTTGAGTCAGAGCCTGAGGCTGTGGAGCGTATGGAGCTCTCGCCCGAGGACGAGGCGGAATACCAGCGCTGGCTGACGGAGAAGTACGGCTTCAAGGCTGGTGTCAGGGCGAACACTGCGCTGCTGGCGCTTCCCAAAAAAGCACAGACGGAGTATAAGAGAAGCGTCTCGCGCCTGGTGAATGACCTCGGGAAGAGCCTGGGCGTGCCGTATCACGCGGGCCGGAGCGAGCTGCGCCCGATAGCCGAGCAGATAGCGGACGAATATTTCCGCGAAGGGACCGTATCTGAGGAAAGCGGCGCCGAGCTGTTCGAGGAAGCCTATGCCAACGGTATCATAAGAGACGATGAGTTTTACCGCGAAAACAAGCCCATACTTGACTACCTCCTGACCACGCCAATAAGAGTTAGCGAGACAGTTAAAAGCGACATAGCGGATTTCAACGACTGGAGGAAAAGACAGTTCGGACGTCTGCGCATAAGTGAAGATGGGCGCGGTGTGCATCAGGTTTACGGTGAACTGAGCGAGATGGCGCCGGGATTCTTTCCGGAAGATATTACAAATCCAACGGACCAGCTTGAGCGTATTGCAGATGTCGCCGACAGTATACGTATCTCGGAGCGAACGCTCGACGAGTATTACGGCCCCGACGCTGCGGAATATAAACGCTGGGCCTATGATGAGTTCAAGCAGCAGATTGGCCGCGCCTATGAGAGCCTGCGCACGGTCCGGCAGATAGCACTTGAGCAGGACGCCAAGCGGGCGGAGCTTGAGCGACTACTGGAGATAGCCGAAACCGGCCCGACTGAGGGAGAGCTGGACAGGGTAAAAATACTATGGGATGAGGGCAAAAAGGCGCGGCGGGCCTATGAGCGCGCCGTGCGGCGCAACCTCCTGAGCGACAGGGACAGGCAGCTGCTTGGGAAGCTCATGCGCGGGGAGATCAGCGCCGAGAACCTGCCCTCTACCGCAAACCGCGCAGGCATTGCGGAAATATACGCGGCCAAGCGGGAATATGAGGCCTTCGCCGGCGCTCTTAAGGAATTCAACACAAAGCGGCGCGCAGCTCTCCGCGCACAGGCTGACGACATACTGGCGGGTGCAAGCCGGATGAAGGACAAGCGCCGCGGCGCGTCCTATATGCGCGAGACACAGGAGCGGAACGCCCGCTATGTTTTTGACGGCCCGACGGCGGAGAAGATCATCGAGACATATTTCACGCCGGTACACAAGAACGAGGCGCGCCGCACGGTATACAAGACGCAGCTGCGCGACAGAGTGAGAGAACTCGACCTTGACAGAAAGGCCCGCAAGGGCGATGCGGTGAGCGAGGCCGCGGCTGTGCAGATATACGGCGAGGCCCTGGACAACATCTCCATGATAGAGGAGCAACTCAAACGAGGGGGCAGCGATTGGCGCAACGGCCACAGCCTGAGCGAGTGGCGCGCGCTGGTGGACGACCTCTGGGCCAAAAGCCCGAGCCTGGACAAGGAGAAAATCACGGCCGCCGTCGAGGAGTTCCGGAAAATCTATGACGAGCTGTTCTCGCTGATGAACCAGGTACGCATACGAAACGGCTATGAGCCTGTGGACTACCGGCACGGATATTTCCCGCATTTTGATGATGCTAAGGGGGAAAGCCTGCTGGGCCGTGCCTTCAAGGCCGCAGATATGAAGGATGTGCCGCTGAAGGACCGCCTGGCCGCGCTCGTCGGCAAGGGGCTGGACGTAAACACGGAAGTGAACGCTCTGCCCACATCCATAAGCGGCCTGACGCACACCTTTAAGCCCGGCATACGCTGGGTCGGGAATATCATGCAGAGACAGGGCTTCGACACCACCTTTGACGCGGTGGAGGGCTTCGACCGGTATATCGAGGGCGTGAGCGATGTCATCTATCACACCGACGATATACAGCGGCTCCGGGCTCTGGCCTCGCAGATACGATACCGCACCACGGAACCAGGCATACAAGCGCAGGTGGACGCGATCCGGGCGAACCCCAGCCTGAGCGAAGATAAAAAGGACACAGATGTGCGGGCGAAGCTGGAGGAGGGGAAATACGAACTCTCAAACTATGTCAACAACATAGAGGAATACACCAACCTCCTGGCGAACAAGCGCAGCACGATGGACAGGGGCATAGAGCAGTTTATCGGACGCGATATCTACAATTTCTCAATAGCCCTTGAAAACCGGGTGGCCGCGAACATGGTGGCAGTAAACCCCGGCTCCTGGCTTACGAACTTCATCCCGATATCTCAGGCCTGGGCCGAGGTGAGCGCTGGGGACATCCTGACAAGCATGCGCGACACGCTGAGTGCGATGGTCAAGGACGACGGCTTCCGAACCAAATCTGACTTCCTGACCAACCGCATGGGCTCTGATCCTCTCGTGCTTAGCTGGACGCAGGATGCCTCAAAGGTCCTCACAAAGCCAATGGAATGGATAGACATGTTTACCTCCGAGACCGTGGTCCGTGCGCGGTACAATTCTAATCTCAAGCTGGGCATGAGCGAGACGGCGGCCATGGAGGAGGCGGACAGCTTTGCGGCCAGCCTCATCGCAGACCGCAGTAAGGGCGCGCTGCCCACGATATTCGAGTCCCGCAATCCCTTTACAAAGCTATTCACGCAGTTCCAGGTCGAGGTAAACAACCAGCTGTCATACCTGTATAGGGACCTGCCCAGGAATCTCAAGGAGCGGGGCAAAAAGTCGCTTGCTGTGGCTCTGCTCAAGTTCATGCTCGGAGCCTGGCTGTATGATGAACTCTATGAGGCAATAGTCGGACGCCGCCCGGCACTTGACCCGTTGAATATGCTTAACGAGTTCTCGGGCGATCTAGTTGGCTATGCGCTGCCGAACACCATTGAACTGGCCGGAGACCTGATAACCGGTAATGACGTTTCCTTCAAGACGGAAAAGACTGACGCGGCGACGGCGCTTGCGAACTTCGGGAAAGAGCTGGGAGGTCAGCTGCCTTTCATAGGCGGACCTGTATTTGACGGCGGGCGTCTGCCTATGCAGTCGGCGATCAAAGACCCCTTGGCATACCTGCTGCTGCCGTTCGGAGGAGGGCAGCTGTCAAAGTTCGTAAAGGGCGTGAACGCTGTGGCTGAAGGGGGCGTATACGGCGAAGACGCCGAGAGTAATCCTACGCTCAAGTACCCTGTGGAGAGGAATGTCAAAGATGCTTTGACAGCCATGGTCTTCGGAACGACCTCCACGAAAGGCGGGCAGGAGTGGATAGACAGGGGCTTTGGAGGCTTCTCAGCCAAGCAAACCGCCGCCTATGCCGCGCTGCTCGGCGGCGGCGTAGATGCTTATGATGCCTTCGACGTGGTAATGGATATCAAGGGTACGGAGAAAACGGAGACGCAGAGTGCAAATGACATAAAACGCGAGAAGATATCTGCCCTGGATATATCCGACGAGCTCAAGGCGACGCTGTACAGCAACCTCATAACCGATGACTATGACGAGTCTATTGACGACATGCTGCGACGCGGTGTAGACTGGGACGGCATCATGGGCGTGGTCACCAACAGCAAATATGGAGTTGAACGGTACAACAAACTCGTTGATGCGGGCGTCAGCCCCGGCAACGCAGCCCGGATAACCGAGGCACTGTATTCTCTTGAGCCGGAGGATGGCAAAAAGAGCGTGTCGCAGGTACAGCAGTACGGTGCAATAGACAAGCTGGACGGGCTCACTGACGAGGAAAAGCTCGCGGCCATAGGGACGATCATGGGAACGGACGCGACCACAGAGAGCGGTAATCCCTCACAATACTCCAAGTTGACGGACGCTATCGAGTCCGGGCTCAGCCTGACCGACGCGCTTGAGCAGAGGGAGAACGGGACGCTTGACGACTATCTGGAATTCTACAGTGCCGGAATGAAGTCAGATGCGGCCGTTGATGCGGCGGAAACACTTGACGCCATGCCTGAGGATGCTTCCACCGTCGAGCGGTATTTGGCGATTGCGGAGATGCCGCTGAGCGAGAGGGACAAGGACGCCGCGCTTTCGGCGATAATGTCCGACAGCGCCTACGAGAAGTACCAGGCGGCGCGCAGCAAAGGCATCGACACATATGAGTATGTGGCCTTCCTGCGTGCGATAAGCGACTTCTCCGGAGACGGAAAGCAGCAGCGCGTGTGGGATTATATCAACAGTCTGCCGCTGAGTACGGCGCAGAAGGACCAGCTCCATTATGCAGCCGGGTACAAGGAAAGCTCGCTTGCAAAAACACCATGGCATTAA